ACGAGGCCCGCTAATCAACGGTAGAAGTGGAGCGGTAAGCCCGGAGGTTTCTATCCTCCGGACTTTCGCTTCACACAATTTCGACATAACAGCCCTTGGTGAGCTCGGAGGTAATCCGAGCCCACCATAGGACGGTGGTAAGAATGCGGGTACGCGGTACTTCTTTGCCAAAGCAAAGAAGTACGGTGCACCCAAACGAGCAATAGAGTGCTGAGTAGCAACGGGTAAACCGCTGTTACGCATGCACTCAAAAATAGAAGTGACCACAAAGTTCTCAGGGTTGAACACCCTCAGAGAAATTGTGGGCACACGAACCATAAATTCGCCTTCCCGCACATAGAACTCTTCACAGAAAGTTCCATGTGTCGGGGAGACAAAAGTCTTTTTACGGTTAATCTGGAATCCGATCTCTTCGCAAAGAGAGACGTATTTCAGATACCTCCACTCATCACATGAGAATAGCGCGTCATCGCCACGAATGGCGAAGCCGTGTATTCCACATGCTGTTAAAACAAGGTAGTGAAGTATCGATAGGAGCGACCAGGAAGCTGGCATTCCCATCGGTAACCCACGACGATAAGGGAGGACGGTCGACCCTGCCTGCAGGAGGAAACCCCTGTAGACAAGGCGATCATCCATATTCAATTTTTGGCAGAGCCAACGGCAGACATCATGTTTAATGGTGTCCGTCGCTTGGCTCATGTCAGATGATACTATCCATCCACGACTGCCCACCCGAATTCGATCGGGTGGACGGCCGAGGTATCTACCAATCTCTGGTATGCGTGATATCCCTCGAAAGAGTCTATCACGTATACCATGAGCACGTGAAACATACCCTGGGTGGGAACAGGTGACAATACGGCACTTGTTCCCCCTCTCGGATAAGGCTATTGGTCTCATGACATTCACTTCCGGTAAAGGGAGTGAGGCCACGAAGATCTTCGAATATTCATCATATGCCCCACGGAGAGCAACCATAGAGGTTGCTGTCTGGAGGATATGATCAGTACGAGATTCGGGGTCAAAGAGGTGAGACAACTCACCTATTTGACCGAAATCCTTTCTTGATGATTCAGTCGATGATGACAGGCCTGGAAAACCAGGTCTGCCATCCTCGGCAAACAGTTCTTGCGGGAGTGAGCCAATCGCCTTATCAAAATAAGGCGGTGGGTCCCACTTCCCTCCAGTGGAAGTAGCCATGTCTAGATAGTCTTCAAGAGTATCTACACATGTCTGCTCATTACAACCAGGTAGAGCTCTGGCAACCCTCGACAGCTGGAAAGCTGCACGAGGGGTCAGGGCCTTCGACATAGCGACAGGGAGCGAGAAACACGTGTGGGGGGGGGGCCCCCCCTCCGCATTCATCGCCCACTGTCTCAACAGAAAGCAATCGGCCTTGACCTTACACCGAAAGGAGTGGGTCAAGGACAATTTGCCATAACGAATA